AAGTAGAAGAAAAAGATTAGTAACGAATACAAACAAAACAAGTGGTTAAAACCCTATTAGTGGACGGCAATAATTTAGTAAAGATTGGCTTTCACGGAGTAAAAGATTATTATCATAATGGAAAACACATAGGTGCCTTATGGCACTTTGTGAATACCATTAGACGATTCATAGATGAACAAAACTTTGATAAAGTTGTTGTTATGTGGGATGGTGATGATAACTCTTCAACTCGAAAACTTATTTATCCCCAATACAAAGAACAACGTAGAGACAGAGACAACGAGTATAAGTTAGATTCTTTCACTGAGCAGAAAGAAAGAATCAAACAATACTTGGAGGATTGTTATGTGAGACAAATCAACGTAGATAATAACGAAGCGGATGATTTGATAGCTTACTATTGCCAAATCTCGGATAACGAACAAAAAACTATTTATTCGGGGGACAAAGACCTTACCCAACTTATTTCAGATAAGGTGTCGGTATATTATCCAAGAACCAAAGAAACTTATCAATTAGGTAGTAAAATCAAATGTGATATTTACGAATTCCCTCATCAAAATATTAAAACTTATAAAATTTTATCGGGTGATAAATCTGATAACATTGATGGTATTTCAGGTTTAGGAGAGAAAACTCTTATTAAGTTTTTCCCTGAGCTACTTGAAAAACCCGTTTCAATTACCGATATTTTAGAAAAAGCTGAGAACCTACTTAAAGAAAACAAGAATAATAAAACATTACAAAATTTAATATCGGGTAAAACTAAAAGTGGTGTTCATGGAGAGGAATTTTTTACTATTAATGAGAAAATAATAAATCTATCAAATCCGTTAATTACTGATGATGCTAAAGAACTTGTAGAGTTATATTATAGAGAAACGTTAGACCCGGATGGTCGGGGACATAGGAATCTTATAAAGATGATGATGGAAGACGGTTTTTTTAAATATCTACCAAAGGGGGATGACGCATGGGTAAATTTTGTTAGACCCTTTATGAAACTAACAAGAAAAGAAACAATTAATTAAAACTATGAAAGACCAAGAATCGGTAAAATTAGAATTCTTAATGATGGTAAATGATAACATCATTGTACAAAGATTTTTTAACGTGAGAGAGTTTAACAATGAGGCAAAGAACTCATTAGAACTTTATGAATTACTTCGTGAATTTAAAGAAGACATTCAAACTCAATTATCATTGAAAACAGTAACGTATATGTCTGATAATATGTACGAAATTATTAACAATCCGGCTATTTTGGAAACGTCATATACTGATGGTCCGGAGTACTTTAACATCTTCATCAAACAAAATGATGTGACAATTTGTCATAGACAAGTGGACGCTAAAGTATACCCTCCAAAGATAAGATACACTGTGGATGTACGCCCACACCTAAAAAACTTGTTGATGAACTTGACTGACATTTTTTCATCTAAAAATTTAACAAAAAAATATATGGATGTTACCTTAAGTGTGTAGTATTTATTAATACACTAAAAGAAAAAATATATGGCGTCAAACAAAAATTTCGAGTATCTAGGTAGTACCTTTCAGATACAATTATTAAACCAAATCATTATTGATAAAGATTTTTCAAGGTCTATCATCGATGTGATTGAAACAAGTTATTTTGAGAATAAATACTTCAAATTAATTATTCAAATGATTAAAGAGTATTATACAAAATACGAACATACACCAACCTTTGACACATTAGAACAAATCACAAAATCTGAGATACAACAACCTCTAGCTGCGAAAATCATTATTGATACCCTTAATAAAGTTAAGGAATCCACACTTGAGGGAGCGGAGTTTGTACAAGAAAAATCAATGAAGTTCTGTAAGCAACAGGAGTTACAGAAAGTTATGGTTAAAGCTCAAAAAATCATCGACACGGGTGAATTTGAAAGTTACGACACATTAGAGGAGATGGTAAGTAAAGCTCTTCAAGTTGGGGAACACGATAAGGGAACAGAAAGTGTTTTCAGCAATTTAGATGACGTTTTAAACGAAGATTATCGCCATCCGATACCAATGGGTATTCCGGGGATAGATAGGTTATTAAAAGGTGGTTTAGCTAAAGGTGAAATCGGTGTTGTATTAGCACCAACAGGTGTTGGTAAATCAACTTTACTGACAAAAATCTCAAATCACGCATTTAATTTGGGATACAATGTTTTACAAATATTCTTTGAGGATAACCCAAAGATTATTCAACGTAAACACATTACGTTATGGACAAAAATCCATCCGGATGAATTGTCTTTAAAAAAGGATGAGGTTATGATTAAAGTTCAAGAAATTAAGGAGAGTATGACTAATCAATTGATACTTAAAAAACTTCCATCAGATACTGTAACAATGATGCAAATTAAGAATCAAATTAGAAAAATGATTTCTGAAGGAAACAAAATTGATATGGTATTATTGGACTACATTGATTGTGTTGTTCCTGATAAAAACTTGGGTGACGAATGGAAATCTGAAGGGTCTGTTATGAGAGGATTTGAGGCGATGTGTCATGAACTTGATTTAGTTGGTTGGACAGCAACACAAGGTAACAGAAGTTCAATATCATCAGATGTTGTAACTACTGACCAAATGGGTGGTTCAATCAAAAAAGCACAGGTTGGGCACGTAATTATTTCCGTGGCAAAATCTCTACAACAAAAAGAAATGAAACTAGCAACGATTGCAATTACTAAATCACGTATTGGTGATGATGGTATTGTCTTTGAAAATTGTAAATTTGACAATGGTATGTTAGAAATTGATACAGAAAGTTCGGTGACCTTTTTAGGTCTTGAAGAACAAACTGAAGAAAGAAATAGACAACGAATCAAAGATTTGTTAGAAAAAAGAAAAGAAAAACAACAAACACAAAATTAAAAAAAATGGAAGAAAAAATATTAAAAGAAAATCCGAACAGATTCGTTATTTTCCCTATTGAACATAATGATATATGGGAATTTTACCAACAACATCAAGCAGCGTTTTGGACGGCTGAAGAAGTTGATTTATCCAATGACATTAGAGATTGGGAAAATTTAACAGACAATGAAAGATTCTTTGTTAAGAATGTATTATCATTTTTCGCAGCATCTGACGGAATCGTTAACGAAAACCTAGCGGAAAATTTCTTAAAAGAAGTACAATATCCTGAAGCTAAGTTCTTCTACGGATTCCAACTTATGGCTGAAAATATTCACTCATTAATGTATTCATTATTGATTGACACTTATATTTCAGATGCGGATGAAAAAGATGAATGTTTCCACGCGATTGATAAATTACCTGCGGTTCAAAAGAAAGCGAAATGGGCTTTAGATTGGATTGAAAATTCTACTTTCCAAGAAAGATTGGTTGCGTTTGCGGCGGTTGAAGGTATCTTCTTTTCAGGTTCATTCTGTTCAATTTTTTGGTTAAAATCAAGAGGAATAATGCAAGGTTTATGTAACGCTAATTCACTTATCTTTAAAGATGAGAACTTACATTGTGATTTTGCAATTCATTTGATTAATAATCACGTTGAGAATAAACCAAGTGAGAAAAGAATTAAAGAAATTTTATTATCAGCGTTAGAGATTGAAAAAGAATTTATTACTGAATCTATACCAGTATCTTTAATTGGTATGAACTCAAACTTGATGAAACAATATCTTGAATTTGTGACTGATGGTTTATTAGTTAAATTTGGATGTAAAAAACAATTTAACGTAGAACAACCATTTAAGTTTATGGAACAAATTGCTGTTGAAACAAAGGGTAACTTCTTTGAATCAAGAACTATGGAGTACCAAAAAGCTAAATTGGGTGAGTCATTAACATTTACTGAAGATTTTTAATATGATGTCATTAAAGATAAAAAAAAGAGGGGGGGACGAAGTTTCGTTCAACCCCCAAAAAATTTATAATAGAGTTAAACGAGCAGCAAGAGGATTAAACGTAAATGCTGATGAGGTATTCATTAAGGTGATAACTTCAGTTCCAACAGAGGGTGTTATTACAACCAAAGAGTTGGATAAGTTAGTTTACGAGATTGCGGCGGCATACACCGGAAGTCATCATGACTACTCAAGATTAGCGTCTTCAGTAGCAATTTCTGCGTACCACAAAGAAACTGATGATAGTTTTTGTAACACAATGCACACATTACACGTTGATGGTATTATTAATGATAAGTTAATGGAAACTATTGAAAAATATGGTCCTGAAAATATTGATTCTGTAATTAATCACGAGAATGATTACAATTTTGATTATTTTGCATGGAAATCATTACAAGAAATGTATTTGTTAAAAACTCCGGAAGGTAGAGTAATTGAAAGACCACAACATATGTATATGAGGGTGGCTTTATGGGTTACTAAATCATTTGAACAAGCGGTTGAGTATTACCAATCATTGTCAAACCAACTTATTTCCCCGGCAACACCAATTATGATTAATGCGGGGACTAAAACACCTCAACTAGCGTCTTGTGTATTGAAATACAATCACGGGGACTCAAGAGAAGGTTTATTACAAACATTAAATGATATTTCAACGTACTCTTCGGATGCTGCGGGAATTGGTTTATGTATGTCTAACATTCGTAGTAAAGAAAGTCGTATTAACTCATCAGGAGGATTTGCGGGTGGTTTATTGAAATACCTTAAAATAGTTAACGAATCATTACGTTTCTTTAATCAACAAGGAAGAAGACCGGGAAGTGCAGCTATCTACATTGAACCTTGGCATAAGGACATCATTGATTTACTTGAGATTAAAAAGAACACGGGTGCTGAAGAGATGAGAGCGAGAGATTTGTTTACATCAATATGGTTACCGGACAACTTTATGGAGGCGGTTAAGAATAATTCTGATTGGTACTTATTCTGTCCTAACGACATTAAAAAGGCGGGTATCAAACCATTACAGGAAACTTATGGTGAAGAATACGAACATAGTTATAACAGAGCAGTTGAACTAGGTCTTGGTAAAAAAGTAAAGGCACAAACAATTTGGAATAAAATTATAGAATCTCAAGTTGAAACCGGAGTTCCTTACTTATGTTCAAAAGATAGTGCGAACAGAAAAACAAACCATCAAAACATTGGGGTGATTAAACAATCTAACCTATGTAATGAGATTTACCAATATACTGATGAGAACACTACTGCAATCTGTACTTTATCATCTATGGTATTGAAAAACTTTATTATTAAAGGTGAGTTCGACTTCAAATTACTTTATAATGAGGTTAGAAAGGTTGTTAGAGCACTTAACAAAGTTGTTGACATTAATAGTTACTCAACTGAACAAGGTAGAAAAGGTGGTTTAGAACAAAGAGCGATAGCTATCGGAACTCAAGGACTTGCTGACGTATTCTATTTAATGGATTACATCTTCACATCTGAAGAAGCTCGACAATTAAATAAAGAGATTTTTGAAACCATATACTTTGCGGCAATCACCGAGAGTATGGAATTATGTAAATCAGGTGAATATAAACCATACAAATTCTTTAAAGGGTCACCAATGTCAAAAGGTATATTCCAATTTGATATGTGGGGGTTAGATTACGAAGGATTAGGTAGAATGTGGGATTGGGACTCACTTAAGTTAGAAGTATCCAACCACGGGGTTTGTAACTCGTTATTCACGGCTCAGATGCCGGTTGCATCTTCTGCTAAGATTACAGGTTCATTTGAAATGACAGAACCGGCTCACTCGGCATTATTTAATCGTCGTGTAGTTGGGGGTGAAATCTTAATTGTTAATAAATACTTAATTAATGATTTTGAAAAAATTGGTATTTGGTCTGAAGATTTGAAAAATGAGATTATAATGAATGAGGGTTCAATTCAAAACATTAACTTTAATCATTATCTTGATGTTGAAGATAAAAACTACAACAAGAAAGTTAAGAGAATTGAACATTTAATTCCAAAATACAAAACAATTTGGGAAATATCTCAAAGAGAACTTATTGATATGGCTGCTGACAGAGCACCATTCATTGACCAATCACAATCAATGAATATCTATATGTCTAACCCAACATTATCAAAGATTTCATCATCACACTTCCATTCTTGGGGTAAAGGATTAAAAACTCTTTGTTATTATGTTAGAACTAAAGCAATATCAACCGGAGCAAAACATTTGGCTGTGGATATTTCAAAAGTGGGTCAACCAAAACCTATTGAAAAACCAACCGTTGAAATAAATCAAAAACCAAAAGACAGTGAATTTGAGTGTTTTGGGTGTGGTTCTTAATAGAAATAAATATTAATCACGACTTTGGTCGTGATTTTTTATTTTACTCTATTTATAAGAAATAATTACGACACTATATTTATAGATATGGCAGATGGAAAAACATATGGTATTAATTTCCCTTTTAGGGATTCTTATGATGGAAAGTATTTAGACCTTTCCACAGATAGTACTGAAGAAACAAGAACGGACTTAATACATTTATTATTAACTAGAAAAGGAAGTAGATATTTTTTACCCGATTTTGGTACAAGATTGTATGAATTTATTTTTGAACCATTAGATGGTCCTACATTTTCAGATATTGATGCTGAAATTAGAGATGCTGTTGAAGAATACATACCGGGAATAACAATTAAAAATATAAGTATTACTGCGGCATCAGATGGTGAGGAAGATAAAGGTACTTATGTTGACCAATATGATACACGTGTTTTTAGAGTACCGGGTATTGGAACTAAAGAACACACTGCGAAAGTAAAAATAGATTATCAAATAAATAATGACGTGTTTAACGCTAGTGATTTTGTAATCCTAAATATTTAAAGAATATGGCAAATAAAAAAATATCGTATACTACGAGAGATTTTCAATCAATTAGAACTGAGTTAATAAACTTTACAAGAACTTATTATCCGGATTTAGTTGACAATTTTAATGATGCAAGTGTGTTCTCTGTATTATTAGACCTAAACGCTGCGGTTACCGACAACCTTCAATTCAACATAGATAGAAGTATTCAAGAGACGGTATTACAGTATGCTCAACAAAGGTCATCAGTATTTAACATTGCCAAAACTTATGGGTTAAAAGTTCCGGGTCAAAGACCGTCAGTAGCTTTAGTTGATTTTTCAATTACTGTACCGGCTTTTGGTGATAAAGAGGATTTAAGATATTGTGGTATTTTACGTAGAGGTTCTCAAGTAAGTGGTGCTGGTCAAGTATTTGAAACTGTTTATGATATTGATTTTTCATCACCATCAAATGCGGATGGGTTTCCTAATAGATTAAAAATTCCAAATTTTGATTCAAACAATAAGTTATTAAATTATACTATTGTAAAACGTGAGACCATTGTTAACGGTATTACTAAAGTTTTCAAGAGAGTTATTACTGCTAATGACGTAAGACCATTTTTTGAAATATTTTTACCTGAAAAGACCGTATTAGGTGTAACAAGTGTGTTATTGAAAGATGGTACTCAATATGCCAATGTACCTTCAAATCAAGAATTTTTAGGTGTTGATAATAGATGGTTTGAAGTTCAAGCTTTAGCTCAAGATAGAGTTTTTATTGAAGACCCAACAAAAGTTTCTGACAACCCCGGGATTAAAGTAGGTAGATATGTAAATACTGCCACTAAATTTATTACGGAATTTACACCTGAAGGGTTCTTTAAAATGACCTTTGGTGGAGGTAGTCAATCTGCTGACGAACAATTAAGAGAATTTGCTCGAGATGGTAAACCATTAAATTTATACAAATATTCTAATAACTTTGCGTTAGGTAGCACTTTAAAACCTAATTCAACCCTATTCGTTCAATATAGGATTGGTGGTGGTACAGGAAGTAATTTAGGTGTTGGAGTTATTACACAAATTGGAACAGTTTCATTCTTTGTAAATGGTCCGTCTGAATCTGTTAATACTACAGTTGTTAATTCATTAAGATGTAACAACGTAACAGCGGCTATAGGTGGGGCAAATTATCCAACAACAGAAGAAGTTAGGAATTTAGTATCGTATAACTTTACGGCTCAAAACAGAGCAGTTACTGTAAATGATTATGAATCAATTATTAGAACAATGCCATCACAATTTGGTGCACCGGCTAAAGTTGCAATAACTGAAGAAAACAATAAAATTAAAGTTCAAATGTTATCATATGATGAGACCGGTAGATTAACCGAGATAGTTTCAAACACATTAAAAAATAATGTGGCGAATTATCTATCAAATTACCGTATGATTAATGATTATGTATCAATTGAAAGTGCAAATGTTATTGACTTAGCTATAAATGTTGATGTTGTGTTAGATAATTCACAAAATCAAGGTTCAATTATTTCTCAAGTAATTAATATAATCACAGATTATTTTGACCCGACAAACCAAGAAATGGGTGAAAATGTTAATGTATCGGAATTAAGAAGATTAGTTCAAAGTGAAAATGGTATTATTTCCGTTTCTGATATGACATTTTTTAATAAAGTTGGTGGTCAATATTCTTCATCTCAAACATCTCAAAGATATATCGATTCGGAAACAAAACAAATTGAATTAGTTGATGATACAATTTTTGCCGAACCAAGACAAGTGTATCAAGTTAGATATCCAAACAAAGATATCAATGTGAGAGTTAAAAATATTAAAACGGTTAATTTCTCTTAGCAATTTATTTTAAAATTTATTGAATTATCTTTTGAAAATAGTATATAAACTATTTATTAAAAAAGATTATTATGTCCAATTCATTTAGAATACGTACAGAGCCGGGTGTTGACAAATCACTTAACGTCTTGATAGACCAAGAATTTGAGTATTTAGAAATATTATCTCTAAAATTATTACAAAGTCAAATATACACTAGACAATGCTCTGATTACGGGGTTATTGTTGGTAGGGTAAGTGTGAACAATGGTTTTGGTATTCCAAATGCTAAAGTTTCTGTGTTTATACCTTTAGACACAAATGACGAACTTAATCCGGTTACTTCTGATTTATATCCGTATAAAACATTAACAGATTTGAATGAAGATGGTTATAGATATAATCTACTACCATATGTTAAATCTCATAGTGGACATAATCCAACAGGAACTTTTTTTAATCGGGAGGATGTTTTAACCGACCCAACTTTAATACAGGTATATGACAAATACTTCAAATACTCTACAGTAACAAACTCTAGCGGTGACTATATGATTTTTGGTGTACCAACCGGAAGTCAAACAGTTGTTGTTGATATTGACTTATCAGATATTGGGGAATTCTCATTATCACCCCAAGATTTGATAAGAATGGGTCTTGCAACGCCAGCTCAAGTTGCGGGTATAAATTTTAAATCTTCTACAAATTTAAATTCGTTACCTCAAATTATTAATTTTAATAGAACTATTGAGGTTGAGCCGTTATGGGGTCAACCTGAAATATGTAATTTGGGTATAACAAGAACTGATTTTGATTTATCTAAAGAATCCGGTATTGATATTAGACCAACATCCATCTTTATGGGTTCGATTGTTTCAAGTAACGATGACGAAGCCCTTCCAAGAAATTGTAAACCCCGACTTAAATCCGGTTCACAATGTACTTTAGTGACCGGTCCGGGAGAAATATTGGCTATAAGACAAACTATTTTTTTAGACGCTCAAGGTAAACCAATTTTAGAGACAGTGGATTTAGAAGAGGGTGGTCAAGTTATTGATGATAATGGTGCGTGGTTAGTAGATGTCCCAATGAATTTGGATTATTTAATAACTAATGAGTTTGGTGAACAAGTTATATCTGATGACCCTAAAAAAGGTATTCCAACTAAAGGTAAATATCGTTTCAAAGTTAAATGGAATCAATCACCATCAATATCAGAACCTGTTAGAAGAGGGTATTTTTTAGTACCAAATGTTAAAGAACATGGTTGGACTAATAGTGGTTCAAACCCAAACGCAACACTTAAAAAAAAGTCATACGCGTTTAGTTTAGATTGGGATGATTATGTTGATTTTCAATCGGCAATAGATTGTACAGATACGTTTTATTTAATGCAATATAATAAAGTTTATACTGTCTCTCAATTAGTTGACCAATATAGAAAAGGTTATTTAAATACACAATTTATAGGTATTAAAAATATTTTAGATGAATCTTGTGAAAGTGAAAATAACAAGTTCCCAACAAATGATGGTGTTTTTAGGTTTGACTTAATTTATTTTTTATTTTGGATTATGTTATTTTTATTCAGACCGGTTTTTATATCATTAATACCTGTTATTCATATTCTTTGGTTTGTTCTTAAAATTTTAGCATTACTTTTAACAGTGATTATCGCTATTATTATGACAGTTGTTATTTTAATTTGTAATATTTTATATGGTATTGTAAGTGTTTTGGCTAATTTACCTAATTGGTTAGGTGGTAAAACATTTAAAAAATGGAAAGATAAATTGGATTGTCCTACTTTTGCGGATTTAAATAAAATGATAAAGGATATTAATGAATTTCCTGATAAATTAAAAAACATTAAAATACCTAATTTATCATATCCTGAATGTTCATTTTGTGATTGTGGGGATAACAGTAATTTACCTAAAGATGAACCGGGTGTGGAACAGTTAGCGGTAGATACTGAAGATGTTACACAATATGAAGGGGTTGGTACGTCGTTACTAACACCATTTCAAATTTCTTCACAATATGGTAATAAACCTAGCTATTCAGGAACATCAGGTAACCCTGGTATTTATAGCTCAGATTCTAACTATCAGTTTATGTTTGCGGGGCAATCTTTAGGGTTTACTGAACAGGAAACTTTAACGGTTTCTACTAGAGTACCTGAAATGGTGATATCTACAAATAATGATGAGAATACCGCGGCTAGTGGTACATCAGAACCTGATTCACCAGAGTTTGCATATTTCACATCAAGTTTAACTATACCTGAAAGATTAAATTTATTTAACACCAAGGCAAAATATTTTAATGAAAGTCCTAGTAATCCGGGAGGTGGTGTTAATAGAATTAAAGTAACATTTCAACCGAATTTGAATAATCCATTAACTAAATTTCACTATGATAATGTAATCGCGATTGTTTGTACACCAAATGCTACTAATTTAGAACCTGGTACCATGTTGTCTTTCCAAGATTTTGCACTATCAAAAGATAAAAATGTTATTAATACCGGAACAACATTAAATGAGTATGGTACAAATACCATTACAGGTACGACAATAAATAGTGGGTCAACAACTAATCCCGGAACAATAAAAATTAACTATGCGAATCCGAATGGTTCGGGTAATATGCCTACAGAGGTAGAATATCAAATTGTTACTTTTTCAGGTGACCCTAAATATGCTAGATTCCCTATGGATGTTGAATATTTTCAAGTTATTACAGGTATGACTTATTCTGAATATAGCGGAATGTGTAATAGTAACACGGCTTCATCACCTAATGATTGGAATAGTAATAATTCATTTAATAATAGGTTTTTAAGTAACGATATGAGATTTTATCGTATAACTCAATTTCAAACTGATGATACAGTAAGTGGGTTTCCTTGTGGTAGACCATTATCTTGGGATACTACTGAAAGGTTTTTTTCTCCTGTCGAGTATTATAAATCAATTGAGAAACAAAGAGTCATATTTTTAGTTAGAGGTGTTGACCCTAATTCATCTAGAACTAAAGTTCAATATGATTTAAGTCGATTATTTGGTTATAATTTTGGTAATTCATCAACAATAATAACAGGTAATAATTATAAATTAAATTACCCAATTCAAGGTACTTTAAATTGTGTTAATCATATTACCACAAGTAATTTAACATCTAATTTTTATTTTAATTCGTTTCGTTTTGAACCATCTATAACACCACCTCCACCAACAGTTCTACCACCACTACCACCATTACCTGAAACGTTTGGTTTTAGTTCGTTCACGAGTAATCTACATACATTTTATTCTAATCTAGATTCGACAAATGGTAGTTTTACTCCCGGACAAGGGGCTCTACCATTGTCGTCAGTCACATTACCATCATCTTCCCCAATTAAAGTGGTTAATGATTACATAAATAATTCTCCACCACCATTTTCATTTTCGGATGGAACACAAGGTTGGAATGGGTTTATTGTTGAGTGGGATATTCAGTATACTCGTCTTGTTAATTGTGTTGGGCCTTTTACTAAACTTTATAATAGAAGGGCCGGTACTGAAAATGTGTCACCAACTGATAATAGAGGTTACTATCCTGGTGAGATTGTTGAGGGTGGTTCAATGTTTTATCAAAGATTAAATATAAACCAAGCCATATCGCCAGACCCACTTTTACTTGATAATGTTTACTACGCACCAAAATATCCAAGCTCGGGAACAACACCTGCAGAAATTACGGCAGCGTCTTTAATTTTTAATTTAAATAGTACGAATCAAACTAAAATAGTGATGAGGTCGGATAGATTACCGACTTCAACATTAGTTCAGAATAATTTAGGTAATAGTTTTCCGTTACATACAAATAGTAATTTTGTAATCTTTGTTGTGACTGATGATGGTGCGACTATTAATCAAAGTGTTGGTGGGACGGGGTCATCAAGTGTATTTGTGGGAGAAGCAGGTGCTTTTGCTCCTGAACCAATTGTTGGCCCGGATGCTGAACCAGAGCTTGTTAATCAAATTTTAAAGTCATTTAATTGTGGCGATATGGCACCGTTAGGTTGTTATTATAGTGATGAACCTTCTCCGGGTAAATATAATTTAAAAATATACGATAAAGGAAATCCTTGTTGGAGTTTTGGTTCCGGTAAAGTTAAGTTTGACGGTGGTTGCTATATATTGATTACTCAACCAATACTTTCTTTATTATCGGGTCAAGATTTTCAAGTAGTGTTTGAATGGACAAATAGGATTCAAGTAATGTTTGGTGCGTGTAGAAACGTATTTTCACATTTATTTACGAACAATTGGATTAATGGGGTTCTTTATCCTTTTTCATTTTCTAATGATATTGTTTTCAATAGTCAAAATCGACCTGTGAGTAGAATTTGTAGTGAAAATATTTATTTTGACCAAGATACCAATAATTTTTATTATAGAAGTAGTCCTTGGAATGATAGTACTTCTGAATTTGTTGGTATGGATAGACCAGAACCGAATCCTATTATAAGTGGTATATTTGGTGGTTATGGAGGTAATTTAAAAAATTTAAAATATCCAACAACTATCATGGATTTAGGTCCAAGAAACTTATATATACAAGAATTGGTCATGTCTGATGATTTTGATGGGTATGTTGCTAATCGATTAAATACGTCAAGTTATGGTGATGTTTCTGAATTATTAAATCTTTTAATTATTACAAGATTAGCTAGTCCCGGATTTTTGGAAAGAATTGGGGTAACTAATGTCGGTATCCTATCATTTTTCAGTAGAACTAAACTTATGATTGATGGTGATTACGCTCAAATGATTGCAATTAATTCTGAATTATCGGTGGCGCCGTTCCAATCGTTAAATTATCCTGACAATCCTGCTGGACAGCAAAACCCAATATATTATAACCCGTCAAGTGATATTAATAAGGTGGTGTTTGGTGTTTTCTTTTCTTCAGATACTCAAACGCGAGATTTTATATCACCAAAAAGAACGATTATTGACCCTGATGGGATTGCGAATCAACCGTGTACTTTTAGTTATTTTTCGGTATTCACTCAAACGGTTCCATTTTATCAATGGAATATAAAACCAGATGACACCAATAGTATTTTTGGGTCTCAAAAAAATGGGTGGTATACTAATCCAATAAACAATCCGGCATTTTTTAATTATCCTTATCAATTGTTAGACAGAATTGAACCTTCATCAAGATATATGAGAACATCTCAAAGTCCTGAAAACAAATACTTTAAAGGTTATATTTATTCTGTTTATCCTGATGGAACATTAAATCCGGAGTTTAACTCTATTGAATCAAATTCATACGATGACAGATTGTTTAATACCGGAGCTCCGTTTTATTTTTATTTTGGATTGAAAAAAGGTAAATCGGCATTTGATAGATTCACAACTAAATGGTTAGATACAACAACAACATTATAATATGGGAAATAGAATTGATACTAGAGTAATTTTAGGTTCTTTACGATATAAATCGGCACCGGACACCAATCTGATGTTCAATGTTCCATTAGTTCAAACCGCTCAAATAAATGTTGAATTTGATAGGAATATTGATGTTAGTTTGGAACAAGTGTTTGATGATGAAAGACAAAAATCTGACATATTTAGACCTACCTGTAAATTTTCATTATTATTTAATAATTCATATACAGGTAGTACGGATTACATGCCATTTGAAAATAATCTGTATTATGTTAATGAAGCTCAAGCGGCTGCGGATAATTGTACCCCAACTGGTATAAATCCAAGTGTTATTTGGTCAGGATTTCCACAATATAATGAATTTGATTTCATTAGAACTGATTACAATGTTCCGGGTTATACTCAACCACCATATAATCATTTGACGTTTGTAAGCAAAAGTGCTTCAACATATAATTGGACACATTATGTTAGTTATCCATTTGAAAATGATTATCAAAAACAATTAAACGCAATTATAAAAATACCTTCAATTTCAAACGCTGTTACATTAGATTGGGTTGCTTCAGATGGTATTCCTTTTGTGGTTGAAAATGATGATACAACAGTATACAACGGAAGAGGGATTATTAAATGTATATGTCCGATGAAACACGGATTAATACCGGGAGAATTTGTTAAATTAAATTTTAATTATAATGGGGTTGATACTTTTGAAGTATATAGTTTAGGTGATGGAAAATACGAAAGTGATTTATATGTTTTTAACATTTTTAATGTTGGGTTTACAGGAACAACATTTACTACAGGAACAGAAGGGACGTTTAAACGAATTATAAACAGTGATAACCCAAGTGATACTATCTCAACATATTATGTTAGAAGACATAAAATTTTAACAAACCCTGATAATGCGATTTTAGTAAATGCGGGATTTGACCAAAATATTTTTGGCGTTAAGAAAAAATATGAAAGTAGTGGTTTTACACCTAACAGAATTGCTAGAGTTTCAATAAAGGAAGGTGCTCAATCTTACACATTATCATTTGATAAAGACGTTAAAATTAATGATTTAATTGATAATCAAAAAAGACCTTTAACTGAATTATTTTTTACAACAATTTGGAAAGGTTATTTTGGTTATACGTTTGGTAGGTTAATTGGACCGGGATTGGGTTATCAGGGTATGAAGTTTGGTTATGATTTTAATTTACCTTTAAATCCCCAAACTAAATTACCTTCATATTGGTGGAGTGAACTAAATAATAATTCGGATACAAACATTCCAATAGATACCTATGTGAATACAACGTTAGGACCAAATGGTTTACCATTGGCTCAATATAATGGAGTACCAATAGTTTTCACATATAATAGGTCTTTAAAGGAAGGTGATACTTTAGATGGGGATTATTGTGAGTGGAATAATTTTGAACAAACAGAAAGAGTTATATCTAATTTATATCATAAGATAACGTATAACGCAAAAGTATTTAATATTGGAAGACCAACTAGTTCAACAGGTTATCGTATGTCTTTGGACAATCCTTACGGGTATTATTATCAACCACATAATAGTTTAACTATTAGACAATTCTCAGATTACATTGAGGAGGGAGATAAGAAAAATGTGGTGGATGTTCCTAATTATGCGTATTACTCTCCAAGTAAAGATACTTTTTTATGGAAGGATTTATATAGTTACGGATTTATTGATTCTAATAATATTGGGGTTAATTATCCATTTTTAAATGGGTCTCATTACCCTTATACAAATATTATTTTTAGAATAATACCTGAAGGTACTAATTATAATGAACAGACAATAACCGCAGAACCAATAATAGACGATTGTGAGTAATAAATTTAGATTTGTAATCCCAAATGATGAACAGTACATTCTTTTACCGATTGAACTGAAGTGGGATATGTATGGACAAGAAGATAGTATTGAACTTTATGAGGAAGATGTTATCAAGGATATCATTGGTGTTGCTGAAGATTTTGAGTTATTGAGATTTTCACATAAACCATATGATAATGATACAAAAACAGATGTTAAATATGATTTTCATTTCTATAGTGGTAATGTTAATAATGTTACGACCGCAACAAGTAATGATTGGGTGAATAGTTATTTACCTGAAGGATTTGATAAGAGTGAAATATATTATTATGAAAAACCTTTTACCAAGTCATTCTTTAAATTGGATTTCTATGATACAATGGATGGTAAATCACAAACTAATTATTTCACAATAATTATCCCTGTTCAACAGGGGTTTACGGAATTGGTTACATTATCTCCTTACATTCCGGATGTTTTAATTAAACGTCCATCTTACAAATTAGATTTTGTTGGTGATAAGGAAGGTTTTTTCATTTATTGGTTAAAGAATATTAAGTTTTATAATTTAACTACTTTTTATATGAGTGCTAAATTTTTTGATGGTAAGTTAGGTGTGTTTGTTAAAATGATGAAAGTACCTCAATCATCACCATTGATTCCAAGTGCTTTCGAGTTTGAATCAAAGTATTTTTATTATAAAGTTAATTTAGATTATGTTAATAAAACATATGAGATTTTAGATGAGTTAAATGTTAGAGTAGGAACAACTAGTTCCATAAAATGGTATGAATATATAAATCCATAATGAGTGCAAATACTTATCGTATAAGAATATCTCCTGAAGTAATTAATGGTGATGTTTTTAAAATTAGTTATATCGGAGACCCGTATCTTGAACAACAAAAAATACCATTTTGTTGTGATATCTATACTCGTGAGGTGACCAAGTATATTGATGGGAATGCTTATGTATATTCGTCAATGACTCAAATATTAACAGGTGCGACAGGAACAACCGCGACTTCTAATATTTCAAAAGCAACACTCAAACGAGGTACATCATTATTAACAGGAATGACTATTCCAATATTAATAACTGAAAATACTGTGGACGTTGGATATTATTCTGTATTTGATGGTATGATTGTTCAACAAGAAGTTATGACTAACTTTTTATTTTCGGCTAATACCGCATTCCCCTATACGTACAATTTTTATAATACTTCAGATGTTGAATTTAAAAAATATTTAGAGTTTTCATCTTATGAAATAGATTGGGGTGATGGAACACCAAAACAAACGGTTACAAATGTCAGTCCTAATTTTTATTCGCATCCATACTCACAATCCGGTGAATTTACGATTAGTATGTCAGGTATGAGTCCGTGGGGTTCTAATGTGGTAAAGAAAACGGTTACAGTACCATTTACTAATACGACTATATTAGACCCAAAAGGTACGACTTGTTTTACTCCAATGGGTGGTAGTTGGTCGGCAACACCAATTTGTTATGACTTTATTTATAGTGGTGATACGAGTTGTGAAACTTATCAAAGTGGTATTAATCCTTATTTAACCGTACCATTAGTTGTTAGTGGATACACTCAATCAACTGTATCGGATTTAAGAGTTTATGGTAACAAATCTACTTTAGTTGATGGATATTATAAGATTGGTGTTCAAATAACAGGCACAACAGGTGTTGTTGGAACATATTGGGGGGGAAGTGCAAACGGTAATCAATTATACACCGGGTATACAATAAATGGAGTTGATTACTATGATTATAGTGATGGAACAACACTCTTTGTGGTTAGTGGTGTAACACCGATAGACACGGTATGTGAACCAATTGTAAAAAATGAGGCATTATTAAATGTAATTGATGAGCCGGAAGTTCAATCCAATGTGTTCATTGAACGGGGAAAAGTTTCTGGATTTGAATCAATGGAACGATTAGGTGAAGTAGATAATTTGGGTGACCTTGAAAAATATGGGTATAAGTTTTTTAATATAATTAAAATTGATTAAAAACATAAATTTGATATTTATCAATATGAAACAAAAAAACACTAAAAATAATAAATTAATTAAAAAAGAAATATAATGGCGACTGGCACCTATGGAACTATAAGACCCGCAGATGTATCACCCGAAGATGTGGACATCATTCTTAATTATACACCATCAAGAGATGAAACAGATAATTTTGTATTAACAAAGTTAGATGCGGTATCTATATTGAGACCTTATTTTAATAATTCACAGACAAATCCTTCAAGTCCTAAC